CTGCGGGAGCTCAGCATATCGGCTATGTTCAGGGCCTTGCCGAACTCGGCGTAAGAAAAGTAGAGTTTTCTGCATATCCGGATTGTTGCGATATTTGCCAGGAGATGGACGGCAAAAAATATAATGCTGAAAAAGCAGATGATTTAATACCAGTTCATCCGCATTGCCGTTGTAGTGTTTTACCAATAGTTGAAAGTATTAAGGAGTAACAAATGATAAAAATCGAAGATATTACAAAAGCCAAACTCGGAAAAGCGTCTGAAAGCGAACTGCTCGGCCTGCGGTTAAGATTTGTCCAGCTTTGGGATAAGGATGTCCGCAAAGAAGCCAAAGGCTATAACGCGGCAAGACTTAATAAGAGCGATTTTTTAGCCAGATATAAGCTGCTTGTCGGCGAGCTTAACGTCAGGAAAATAAAACATACCACCAATGACATCGACAGGGCGGCCTTTAAGAAATCAATGGAGATAATGAAATATGGCGTGGATGTTGCCGGGCTTGAACCTATACCTATTATTTCTGATGTTGTGATGATTGACAGTGATTTTACGAAATCGGAAAAAGCAGAGATTGTCATTAAGAGTATTATATCTAAAGAAATAGAACGAATTATATCGGAGCATATCGAATCTCAAATATCAAAAGATTGTGAAGTTGTGGCCGATACGCCTGATAAGTCATTGTCTTTATATGACCTTACGCTTTGCCCGAAAAGTGAAATGATAATATTCGACAAAAAAACTATTGAGATTTTAAAGCCTTATTCTAATGAACACGCTGCGAGAATTATAGACCCGTCAAAATTTGAGCAGGATTCTTTCAGGCGTGTAAATAATAAAAACAGCGACAGCTTTAAGAATTTGCCTGACGGCGTTTCTGTTATAATCGGCAAACTCAAAGGAGGGTCTAATACTACTATACAGGCTTATAGATTTGACGTGGACAGCTTTACCGTTGCAGAGGCAAAAAAATGGCTTAAAGATAATGACGTTTCTTTTAAGGATTTTGAGCCTGCCGCAGAAAAGGCTGAAAAATCGCTTGAGAACACGAAAAAAGAATTTGAAAAAGGCATAGACATAGAGTTTTTGCCGGTAGAAAAAGCCAAAGACGAAGAGCATATAGTTTGCGGTATTGTTTATGAGCCGAATACGGTTGATGCTCAGGGGGACAGGGCCAGTGCAGAAGAAATTAGAAAAGCCGCATATTATTTTATGGAAAACATACAAGTTTTCAAGGTCAATCATAAAGGGAATCCTGCCAAAATCAGACCTCTTGAAAGTTATATCGCTCCAGTTGACTTTGAGATTAACAAGAAAGACATCAAAAAAGGCTCTTGGATATTGACTTGCAGAATTCTCGACGATAATATATGGGAAGATATAAAGAATGGTAAATTGACCGGCTATTCGATGGCTGGTCGGGCTAATAGCTGAAAGGGAAAACAATGGAGTGCGAGGAATGTAAACAGGAAATGACAACAGCGGAAAGCTGCACGGTAAACACCGTTCTGATAGAAAGCAAAATATATCCGCGAAACACAGACCATTTTGCCAGCAGGGTTGGCAACCTAAATAACAAGGGCCGAATCGATAGGTGCCCGGATAGTTAATAAAACCGGCAATTTACATCACCCCGGCTGCTGCATAGAACGATGTCCGAAATGCGGAGGGCAGTTGAACAGTTGTAATTGTAATAAATAAGGAGTAAAATAATGGCAAAAGAAATCAGAGATTTAAAAAACATAAAACTTAACGAAGTATCAATAGCCGGCACTCCTGCGAATGAAAAGGAATTTTTGTTTGCAAAACAGAAAAAATTTAAAATTGAGATAGACAGCGACGGGACTATCGGCGGTACAAATATATCGCTTGACGGCGAAGATATAGGCAGTGTCCAGAGCTTTAATTTTAGTGTTTGGAATGATACAGGAAGAAAGGCAAGCGACCCTGTTAATTGTTCTTATACAAAATTTGTTGAAGATGGCAGCGGCTTTAAACGTTCAGAAAACTATTATTTAGCCAAAGGAGTAAAAATTATGAACGGGAATATAAAGAAAATGGTACAGGATTATTTCGGCGAAGATGAAAAAATTGATTTTGAAAAACAGGTTGAATTTGACGATAAAGCCGTAGAGTCTGCTATGGCTGTTATCTGTAAATACAAGCCAGAGTTTACGAATGAATTAACGGATGCTGTTGGGGCAATACTCAAACAGGCAAGTACAGGAATCGTGGTTGACCTGGCAAAATCAGGTGCAAGATTCTCAAAGGACACGCTCGAAAAAATCAAAAAAGTCATTGCGGCATTAAAAGAATTAGAAGGAATGGTGCCTGGCGAAGATGACAAAGGTGTTCAGAAGTCGGACGATACTGCTCTTACTGCGGCCACAGAGCAGTTAAATAAAGCTCTTGAAAAAATTACAGCTTTAGAGAAAAACGTCGCAGGAAGCGAGAAAGAATCGGAAGTTGTAAAAGCGGTTCAGGCTTTGACCGCCAGAATTGACGCGATTGAAAAAAAGACAAGCGTTAAAAAAGGTATCCAAGGCCAAGACGATACCGAAGATTTGAGTAAAGGAAACGAAGAAGCTAAATGGCCGAGCATTAGCGGAAGTAAATAATATAACTTAATATCGGGTTTTAGTTCAGATAGGCATATCTGAACTAACGCAAGAACAATCAAAGACGGCTGTTAGGAGCCTAACCTTCTAACGCCGTCTTTTTTTGTTGCCCGAAAACTTTTTAAGGAGTTTTTAAATGAAAACGAATGCACAATTGATGTCAAAAACAGAGCAGATACAGAAAATGGTATCGTTACCTGCTGTCTCTCTGGCCGCCGAAGAGGCGGATAGATTTATCGATTACGTGGTTGACGAATCTATTCTAAAGAACAATGCACGTATTGTAAAAATGCAGAAAGAAACAAAAAATATCAGAGCGTTAGGCGTCGGTACTTCGAGATTTTTGAAGCCTGCCTCGACTTTCGCGTCATCTGACTATCTTAAAACGTTGGCTGAAAACAAAATCGCTTTGACAACCAAAAAAGTCAGAGGTTGCGTTGCGATATTTGATGACGACCTCGAAGACAATATTGAGGGCGATGCTTTTGCAGTCCACGTAATGAAGATGGTTGCGGCGAAGATAGCAAACGAACTTGACGAGTCATTCTGGATTTCAGATACGGCAAGTTTTAATGGATTCGGTGCCGATGACATTCGCAGTCTTTGGGATGGCTGGCGGTATAGAATCAGAAATAGTCAAGTTGCTGCCGATTCGTATTATAATACGGTTAGCGGCGCTGCTACTTTGATGACGGGTAAAACCGAAACAGTATGGGCCGTCAGCACTGCTGATGTAGTAGGCGATATAAGACGACCGATTACGGCGACCGGATTTGTTTATATCTGCACGACAGCCGGTACTACGGCAGATGCAGAGCCTACTTGGCCGACTACTCTTGGTGAAAGCGTAACAAGCGGCACTTCTGTCTGGAGATGCCATGCTTACACTCCCGTCCTTGCCGGCGGTATTGCGGCACAAAACAGTTCCGCTCCGTATAATTGGGGTTTCAAATACGGCAAAATGTTGAAAGTTCTGCCTTCAAAGTACAAACAGGCCGGTCTTGCAAATTTAAGATTCTTCAACAACGACCAGCTTACGCAGGATTATATTGATGCCCTTGCTGCACGTTCAACAGTTCTCGGCGACCAGGCAATTCTTGGCAAGGCCGGATTATCTTATGGCCAAGTTCCTATTGTGTCCGCTCCTCTTATGCCTACCACGATGACGGCTGCCGGTGTTTATACGGGCGGTAATTATGCCGATAGTCTGCTTACTCCGAAGGACAATTTGATTGTCGGTATTCAGCGGGACATTAAGATTGAATCACAGAGAGTTGCGGCTGACGAAGCCACATATTGGTTCTATTCTATGCGTGCTGATGTTGCGATAGAAAACGTAAATGCTTGTGTATTTTGCGAAAAAATCACAATAGCGTAAAGGAAAATTTAAAATGTTTAGAATTAGAAATTTTGGAAATTCCAGAACCTTACCTTGCGGCAAAGATAGTTATTTTATCGCTGCTCAATCGTTTATTGATATTGAAGATGCTAATATCGCAAAGGCTTTATCTCAATATCCTTATATTGAAGCAACTACGTTGACGGACGAAACGTCTAAAGTTGAGAAAATTAAGGCGAAACAAAAGGATGTTGATAACGAAGTCATAAAGACTAAACGTAAAAGACGCAGGCCGCGTAAAAATAAGTAAGGTTCTGGCTTTCTAAAATTGATAATAATTTTTTAAGGAGTATTAAAATGAGTTTACAAGAACTTAGTGGAATAGATACTGATATGCAGCAGCCGGTATCGCGCATATTATCTAATGCGTTCAAAGGCGCTGGAAGTGATGGAAATAGCATTATATGGGTCTCTCCTGATGGCGATGATACTAACGGAGATGGCTCTCTTACAATGCCTTATGCTTCATTAACTACGACTTTGGCGGCAGTAACAACATCGAAAAAAGATATTATGATGTTGACAGGTACTTACGAAGAGGCCGAGACGGTTGAATGGCCGAATATTACAGGCATTAAAATTACCGGCATCGGCGAAGTTATAATTACTGTCCCTGATACCGAAGCCGACCAGGTTATCAGCATCAATCCGACGTTCTCGGCGTCTACTTTTGAAGCGGCGTTATCCAATGTAACTATTTCGTCTCCGGATGGAGTCGATGGGATAAAATTTGATAACGAAAATACAACGAGCAGAAAATATAATCTTTATCTGGAAGATGTCTCGTTTGAGAACGACACAGAAACAGATAAATCTTTGTATGTTGTTCATACGACTGCGACAGAGGCGATGCGAGTATATGCTCATTGCAAAGATGCTATATGGGAAGGCCTGCTCTACATCACTCCTG